GTGTTACTCGCACCTGTTGTTAGGTTAGTAAGTGCTTGGTAGCCGACTGCTGTGGTGTTGTCTATTAATTGAACTCCATCACTTTTTCCTGCCTCATAACCAATCAAAACGCTATTGCTGCCACCGCTATTACCAGCATATGAACCAACAAACACAGACTTGGCATATGTACTTGAAGAATTAACTCCTGTGTTATGACCAACTGCTACATTGTCTTCGTTGCCGTTATAACCTGAACTACCCCCTATTGCAACTGAACGGCCTTTGCTATATGTGACATCACCAGAATTACTATTTCTTCCTATTGCAATAGCATCTTGTCCAGTGTTGGCCCTATACATAGCTTGTTCACCAATTGCAACCACATAGGAATTAGTTCCAGATGAAAACCTACCAACATCAAATCCAATTGCAACCCCACCGCCATTAAGCATACCGTCTGGTGTGTTACTATTACCAATGGCTATTCCGCTGTATGCAGTAGACTCTCTTATTTGTAAATTTGAATTACCAACAATAAGCTTTCCAGTTGTTTTGATATCACCATCAACATGCAGCTTCTCTGTTGGATTTCCAATACCGATACCAACATTGCCTCCAACCTTGAGCATAATGTTTGGATTGCCACCACCCCAATCTCCAATTGCTAAATCGTAATACGATGTCCCGTCAAAAGCAAATAATCTACCCGTGTTTCCCTGATAGACATATGTCTCAACATACGGCCCTATACCTGTTGGGTGGGTGTCAACCCCCGTGCTTACATGAGCTGTAGCTCTACTAATTCCATTGACATGCAGTGCCTCTGCTGGTGAAGCAGTACCTATACCTACATTAAAATCTTCATCAACAATAAAGCCTGTAGTACCTCCCTTAGCTATATCTATAAATCTGCTATTCCCTGAAGACGCTGTGTCTGTTACGTTTATGTCAATAGTTGCAAAGTCTCTTGTAACGTCATTCCAAGTGTGGTTAACATTTATTGCTCTCTGCGCGTATCCAAGTGTTGGGGAGACAGTCAATCCTGCTCTTTCTACTTTAAGGTCTTGTTTCCATGTAGTTAAATTTCCACCTTGCGTCATTATAGACCCCACACCGTTAGTATCCCACGTCCAATTATTTTGAGCATTCCTCTTAAACTCCATCCAGTTCGACCCTGCACCATCAGACGCAAATCTTATATCACCTTCTACTTGGAGTTTTCGGGCTGGTGTAGTCGTACCGATGCCTACGTTGCCAGCAGCATAAATATCACCTTGACTGCTTACATTAAAACGTGGCTGATTATTAGTCTTTGCGTTTATGTAGTACTGATTTCCAGTACCTACAGAGTTTTCTGTTCTGTTTATCAAAAAGTCAGTAAACGCAGCATCTCCAGATTGAGTTAAGGTGTTTTCTATCTTCACCATATTCCAATCTCCAGTCGTATATCCAACTGTTGAATTAAAGGACGCTAAAGATGGTGCGTTTGACCCACCCCATCCGTTTGGGGTGAATGAAAAATCCATCTTATTTCCTGTTGAGTTTGTAAAGCCCCAGTCTATGGAGTTACCAAACAGATAATTATTTATCCATACATTTTTTCCGCTTCCCGTTGCTGATGTTATTCTTAAACTATCGCCCGAATCAGCATATATACGAGCAACTTGGTTTTGAGGGCTATTCCTACCCATAGTGATACCGCTAGTACCTGCTATGTGTAGGGAGCTTTCTGGTGTAGTAGTGCCTATTCCTACGTTGCCGTCTACAAAGACATTACCAGTAGACTTTATGTTTCCATTAACCTCAAGCTTTTCTCGTGGAGCAGAAACCCCAAGGCCTAAAGAACCATTGCTCTTTAATACAGCTACTTGACCTGGAGTTTCTGTATTGTAAAATTTAAAATCTGCGTAAGAAGAAAGTTCTAACGAGTTGCTTCCGTCTCTTCTTATCTTAACAAAATCATTGGCAAACTTTATGTAGTCTTGTGTGTTGACAAGCTTTATGTTGCCACTAACGTCTAGTTTGTCTGATGGGTTAGTCGTGCCGATACCTACGTTACCATCAGCGTCAATACGCATACGCTCTGACCCTCTTGTTTCAAAGCGAAGGGCAGCGTCTGTTGTTACATTGCCTGGGTCAACGCCTATACTAAATATGTTACTTGCAACGTGAAGTCTACCATCACCAACAAGCCCCGATTGATTTTTTAAATATATACTTGGGGCTGTATCCCTTATAGATAACGTGTATCCAGAGATAGGGCCAGCATTTGCTTGAGGGCCAACAGCCATATCACCTTGTACGTAACTATTGCCTACAACATGAAGTTTGGTTCCTGGTGAAGTAGTCCCAATCCCGACATTACCACCGTTGTAGTAGATATCACTACCGCTCTCTGTCCATACGCCTCCGCCACTCTCTAAAGAGATAGGTAACCCATTCCCCCCACTGATTGTAAGGCTCGAAGAGGTAAAGTCAGAAGCGCTGAGCCGAGGTATGTTCTCCCAAGTTTGATTGAAAGCATTGTACGAGATCACATCACCTAACGATAGGCTATTTAAGCTAACATCGTTTAAGTTTCCAAGAGTAAGAGGTGGAGGAGCAGCGGCGGGTGTGAACGCTAAACTCAGCTGAAAGTATACGAAGTTATCGTTGATAAGGGGGTCTGGATTTGTGGCTATAACCGATCCGTTAGCGTTTCTCCAATTGAAAGCTGGTAGTGAGTCTATCTCTGGCCTGTCTGTCAGGCTGTTCATAATACTCAGCGTCCCGTCGTTGTTGTTCTTCGGGTAGTAGATAGAGTCTTTGTCGTATATGTATTTCTTTCCACTCTGTTCGTCTATAAGTGATACAGTAGTATCGTTTGATGTTATTCTGAGTATCATAATCCTTCTGTGTCTATTTCAAGTCCAAAAGCGTTCGCTTGAAAGTTTATAGAACTTACACTATTTGCTTGTGGCAGTGTAGATTCATCGAATATAATATAAAAGTATAGCCTTATAGACTCTATCTCATGGTTGACTGCCAATGCACTCCACTCACTATATATCGTACTGCTATCGTTTGTTATGTTTTGAGACACCGTCACCAAACCTGCTGGAGCGGCTATGACCGCGCTATTCTCTATAATAGTATTAATAGGTACGTCCAAATCATCTCCAACCTGTTGAACACCATTAACTGTATTGGCATAAAACCTAACAGTAACACCAAAGGTAAAGTTGTCTAATGCCCCCGCGTCGCCTTGACCAAAATTTAAAAAGTAAATACCAAAACCACTACCTCCTGAATAATATCCATTGTTTATGATGATTGGTGGCAAAACCTCGTCGAGCGTAGCTGGAACAACACCCGAAGCGATTGGGTTATTTATCTGAACAGCCCCGCCCCACTCTGGGTCGCTTATTGTTGGATCTGGATCCCCTATGTTTACCAAGCCTGGTGGGATCATAGTTATAGGATAGCTTCCGCTTTCAATGACAGTGCTCAGTCCAAGTTTAATGTAAAGCTTGTCCCCAGCGCTATAACTCTGCGTAAGGTAGTTAACGCTAATTGGCTGAATGCCAGTCAATCTAATATCAGAAGGGTTCAAAACATCAATCCCATCAATGCCTTGATTATTACCATAGTAAGCCAACAAGAACAACAAATCATTGGTTCCAACAGAACCATCGCCATCCAAATCTCCCGCTATACCTGTAACTGGGTTTACTATTGTAGCGCTGGTGTTTGAGTTTTGAGCTACAAACGCACCCAAGCCTCCAAACAAAGAGTCCAATGTGGCTTTCTTGAACACCTTGTCAATGGTATCGTATAGTATCACTTGATACCTATCCAACAACCCGCTCTGATCGTCTACTAAATTAACGCCGAGCAACTCATCATAGTCAACAGGGGACGTAACAATTTCCCTCCAAGAGTCTTGCGATGTAAAGTTAGAACCATCAACAGCGTTATAAAGTCTCGGCGTGTTTCCTATAACAGCAAAAGCTTTATCTGACTGAATATTAGTAGGGATAGAGGCTATCTCAGTAAAATCATCTACAAAATACACCCCTCTTACTAAATTCTGCGTGAGATCTAGAACAGGGTAGTTGATATTTATGTGTTCTATTAGGTCTGATACTTTAGGCATCTTTTATGAAGATAACGCTATCTCCACACAGCCTAACTACCTCTGGCGATACAGAGAGGTTTTCTACAGAAGAGAGGTCAATAGTATCAATGACAACGTCTACCTCTTCTTCTAAAATGAATGACATAGCTTCTTTGAACTCCTTGGCAGAGTCGTCGTCTACGTCGCCGTTTGAATCAGACTTGGACTTGAGCTTTGATATTATCTCATCTCTATTCTTTTGAAAATCAGAGACTATGGGTTCAAGCTTGTTTATTGCGGAGGAAATCTTATAGCTTGCAAGAATGGGCAACTCTTTTTTGTAAAGAGTCATAAGGCCAGAATAAATTGAAATGCAATCGGATAAAATCATTACCCCAAAATTACAAAATAGTATGTGTCGTTTTGCTCGTTCGTTGGAGTCTTGATAGATATGTTATCTACATCTACAACACTGTAGCTTGGTATAAATGGTGACCTTGCTCCGTTGTTCAATTTGTACCCAAAAACCATAACATTTTCAGTATTTAGGTTGTGCTGAATGGTGTAATCATCACCTATCGTTACAGACGAACCTAATTGTATTGAGGCATACGCTGTCTTTGCAAATCTCTGTTGAACAGCAGATGTATTGCCAGCCGTCACGCTATTTAACGCATTATTTAAACTATAGTACTCTTTAAATAAGTCAGATGTCGCTACTCTAACCGCTGTATTAGGGCCATAAAGGTCGGTCGCATCGGCAAGGTCTGACTGAACTAAGATAGCAGACAAGCTGTTTTCTATACCAGCGTTCCACCTATCGGTTGCATAGTCCCAAACCAACTGAGCTTCTGGTTTTAAAGCACCGCCAGCAGTCACCAAACCCCTGTACACTTGTATGCCAGAAAGACCAGTTGAAATAACAACGTCCGTTGCTGGTACATTGAGATCAAGTATTGTGTCAGCAAACTCAACCTGAGTGCCTGTCTGTTGTTGTATGTTCCCCGTTACAATCAAATCGCCCCCAATCGTCATGTCCCCAGTAACGTCTATTGTGTTGGCGTTGACGTTTGTGAGATTCAAAAGATCGCCATTATTGGAGTCAATAGATATCAAGTACCCGTTTCCAGATCCGTTAGTAAGGCTGAAGTCTGTCAGATTAACAACGGAACCACCAGTAATATTTACGTTAGTAGAGTCTTGATAAGACATGCTATTGAACGTAGAGGAGCTGGTGTATCTATATCCCTTTATGTAGATCGTCTTTGTGCTACTCCAAATATCAGCAAAGAAGTCTTCTGTGCTATCGTCGAATATATAAAGAGTGCCGCTATCGTAGTCAAAATACCAAGCATTGTAAGCACTAAATATTTGGTCACAATTAGGATTTGCTCCGTCAAAAATTGGGTTTGAAATCGGACCAACAAAAACCTTCACCTCATAATTAGCCCCATAAGTTGGATCAATCCAACTACCAAGAAACTCATCATCAAGCTTGGCTTGCCATGTTCTTCTAAGCGTTCCTAATGCTGTCTGTATAGATTCTGAGTCTGTTTTTATTGTCATCCTGAGAGCCCCTTCAGGAGCTTCATCTTGAATAACACCAGGGCCTTGGTAAACGCTTATATCTGAGTCCGACGAGCCAGGAGGTGTTGTTGGAACATCAGCGAGTCTTATATCAGTTCCTCTTACCTTAGGCGACGTGGCTATGGTCTCTTGGTTTGGAAAAACAGAGTCGTAAGGCCCTGATATGGACTTTCCGTATACAACTCTTTTTAATAGTATATCTACCTTTTCTTCTAAACTTGGCATTTCTGAATATTTTTATGATGCTATTGACAGCTTAGTTATTTTCTTACCACCAGCGAGCTTAAACCTCAAGTACACTCTTTTTCCGCTTGACCCCACCTGCCCGTTGAAAAAGTTTGCCTGTCCAGATGTTATAATATAAGTAGCGTCGTCTATTTCAGCGTTTAATGGAATTGGGTTTACTACAGCAGCGCCCTGAGCTCCAGGGCTGTTTGTCGCTATACCTGGAGCCCCAGTACCTCCCCAAGGCTGATCCAATCTACACCAACCATTAGCTTGTTGCCCGTTTAGCAGTCCAGTGTTTGCTGCTGTCCAAGCCCCGTTGTCGTTCATGTACACCCATGCGCCAGCGATACCATCAGAAGCTAATGTCAGGTAGAAGTTTGACAGAGCGTCGGTTACATCAAATCCCATAGTGACGTACTGATATGCATTTCTTGACTGAGAAACTTCATAAGTTTGAGAAACAGGGTATTGAGAGTTGCCATCAAACCACGCAGACAATTGAGTGCTAGAAAGGTTTCGAGCCGCACCAGCAACCACGATAGCATCGCTGTCGTGTATATCTATACCATCACTAGAGCTTCCGTTGCACCACCTAGGGTCGTAAACTCCGCTATTTAGTATGCCACTTGGTGTGTCTACAAACGCAGTACCAGCCGTACCAGATCCTGGATCTTTAATCCTTAAAAGATTAGCAACCACGCCCGTTGCGGAAGACTTGTGAGAGGTAGATGTAGAGTTTCCAACCAGTACATTACCTGACCAAAACGAAGTTGCTAAAGGATCGTCTTTGTATATAATGTAGCTAAACGTACCCACGTCAGTGCTGGCGGCAGCGGTTTGTGATCCATCTCCGCCGAATATAGATCTACGTCCGAAGCTAGGTCGATTGTCAAGCTCACTGCCTAAGAACAACCCCTCAATATTATCTTTTGGCTGATAGTATAATACAGCAGAAGTCAACGTGCCATCAGGAGCGACAGAAGCTGGGTAGTTTACATCTGACAGATGCTCAAATATATCAGAGTCTTGTCCCTCTATGTAGTTATTTATACTTGTGCTGTAGTCTTCCGCCCCGTAAGCTTCAGAACCGCTAATATGTGATGCAGAGACAGTTAAAGAGATTCTATATGATGTATTCTCAACAACATCAGCTTGTCTTATGAACCTTATTCCGTTCTCGTAGTTGTTGAGCGATACAATCGGAACAGATGTACCCTCTATAGCTGAAGTTATATCACTTTCAGTAGAGATATTGGCATAGTAAAAATTCTGAGAAGCAACCGCATCGCCATTATACAATATAGAGATCGTGTTCATCTTATTCTCTGTGAACAGAGTGTTTACCGCACCTAAGACAAAGTTTATTGTGCTATATGTCGGATAGAAACCAACACCAGATCCTTGTGTGGGGTAGCCCGTCGGAGATAAAGTAACTGAGTTAGCTCCGTTGGTATATGTTCCACCGTTGGAGGCCGTTGCGACCGTAATAAGCGTACTAGCAATTAGAGTGTTGTTTACTTTTACTTGAAATGTATCTCCGCTGTTTGCCAAGTATTGCAAGCCAGTATATCTGATATTCAAGTTTCTAGTGCCGTTGGACACCCATCTGACCTCCACATTGGAAGACGCAGCGGTCGATCCTTCAGCCGCTAGTATACCCTGATTTGCTGCCCTGGCAACTTCATAAGGCCACTTGCTCAAACTATTATTAGAATAAGAAGTATTGTAGTACAAATAATTGTACAAACCGCTAGCTCCTGTAGAGCTAGTTCCTAAATCAGGAAGGGCTGTAAGTGATGACGGGGCAGTAGGAACTATCTTACCCATCAACTCATTCAACTTGTCTATAGCCGTTGTATACGTTGTCTCCAACGTAAAGTCACCTATAGCAGGGTTGTTATTGGTAAGCAGATAAACATCATCATAAGCGGGGTCACTCCCCAACGTGATACCTCCTTGTGGGTTATTCTCAGGATCGCCAGATATAGCAGCCCAGTTTTCGCTGTTACCCCACTCAGTATTCGATAGATCAGTGCCAGTGTATATGTATATCTTTTGTTCTGCTGTCGCAATTAAAACGCAATTTAAAGCTCTTTTTGGACCAGGAATAGCTTCTAAAATTACGGTCTCTGTTGCTGATGCAGCGTCAGAAAACAACACCCCCTTTATGTGATTACCTGTGGCATCAACAACGGGGTAGTTTGAGTTGATGTTCTCTATTACGTCGCTAAATTTAATAGCCATGTTATTGTGATAATTTTATTCTAAGTGTTCTCTTTCCGTCAAAACAAAACGGCTGATTTACCCTGTAAATGTGATAGTCAAAAACAACAGGTCCGCTGGGTGTATTTTGAAGGTAACTATTGTTTTCCGCAAAAAGCAATAGCGATGACGTAAAGTCAGATATACCAAATTCAGCAGAACTCATAGCGGCCTCAACTTCATCAACATTATAAGAGGATGGTATTAAGATGTATAGATACGGAACGTTAATTGGTGGCTTGTAAGAAAGCGTGTTGTCGTAATCACCAGTTCTAAACAACAGATTTGCGTCTTGGTCGTTAAACAAAGACTCGACAGTACTGTGTATAAAGTTTGTCGATGAGTAGAAACGAGCAAACTGCCTAGACTCTATGTTAATGGTTTTGTAAACGAAGAGCTCGGAGCCACCTACTTCGTACCTAACCTTCAATCTGTAATCAACATCGTACTGAGAGTACAGAGAAGATATTGTGGTTACAAAACTAAAAGTTTGGTCTATAACATCGTCACCCCAACCTGACGCTGGCTCTTGTATGGTTCCAACCTCGAAAAAACTTTCATTTGCACCGCTATAGAACTTCCTTTCTATAACTATGTCACCGCTCATATACGCGGTGTTAGATATGTTGAGGTATATATCGCTAAACGAAGACCCAAAGCTTCTTTCTATGTAGTTGACGGGCAGCCCGTTTGCTCCAACAATATGGAAATCATTTACTGACGGAGAGAACGTAAGCTCAGGATCAACGAGGTTGACATTGAAGTCAGTTGATACGTTAACAACGCTTGTAGACGGCTGATTAACGCTAACAACACCAGGCTGGTTAACGTTAATAGATACTACAGATGGTTGGCCGTTAACGTATACAGTCTCCATTACAACGTTGTTATGTCGTCGTTTACTTGAAACGTTCCGTACATCATGGTCTTGGTGTTAAGAGCAGCACCAGTAGGCGTGAACTGAAGATCGTACACGTACAGCCCTGGATCAGCACTCATCGAAGCTGAAGACTTTTTTATTACCACAACAGAACCATTAACCTCTATTTCTTTTGTTGACGTCCCATTGCCAGCTTGTCCATCAAAATATGAAGTACTACTCATAGACAGCTCAACACCAACGCTTGGTTCGTCTAAGTCCTCTGATGCTCTTACTTGCAAATTCCACTGACCCGAAAAGTCTGCCATAGAACTCCCAAAGTCTATCTGAAGCTCAAAGTAGTCACCTCTACGACAGATGATATCCAACCTCGTAGCCGTATCTAAGTTTACTACACTCATTGCAGCAATTGTTTTACTATATCCATCTGACTATCCTCCTCTTTGAGCTCTCCTCTCTGACCCTGACGCTGTGATATAAGCTTACTCTGTTCGACTGTCTGCTTCGCCACCCGCTCGTCCTTTCTGTCCTCCTTGAAGGTCTCTAACTTTTCTTTGAACTCCTGTTCCGTTCCTCTGATACCAAGCAAGCCCTGCGCCTTGATAAGCTCCAGCTCCTTCTTGAAGGTGTACTCAACCTCCAACATCTGAGCTTTAATTTGAGCTTCCATCTGCATCTTCTGCATCTCGATCTGGGCTTGCATTTGTATCTCCTGCATCTTGGCCTGAGAAGCCGCCTGAGCCGCCTGAGCTTGTGCCTGAGCTTGTGCCTGAGCCTGAGCTTGCATCTGCTCTTGCTGAGTCTTAATGCGCTTCTTACGTCTAACGATAAGCAAACGCTCCGCTTGGTCTACATCCCTTAACTGACGTATAGCCAAAGCGTCTTCTACGTCTATCTCCTTTTGACTCAAGGCAACCTGTATGTTCTGCTCTAAGTACTGACGATCCTTCTCGTCCATATCCTTGTTGACAAGAACTCCGAAGTTGTGCATAGGCAGATCGTTGAAGCTGGACATAACATCCATATTCTCCTTGCCTATAGCGTTCTCATACACCCTGTACAGTATAGAATCGTTAGGGAGTATCTGCAAGCACTTAATTATGTCCTCTACAACAGACTGATACAATACCATCGTACAATGAGTGATATCGTAAATAGCGTTATTGCCAGCTGCTATAGCGTTCTGCTGAACACCAACCAACGTCTCACCCTTAGGTGTGCTGCCGTCCATCATCTCGTTGATGCCCGTAGCGTCCCTAATCATATTCAGGTAGTGGTTGTACAACCCAATAAGCTCGTTGATATTCCTGATGGTATTCTCAAGCGGTCTAACAGGAGGGTTTTGAAAGCCACCCTCTGGGTTCTTGCTCCTGTAGTAGAACACACCAGTCTGCTCGTATATATCCTGTATATCAAGAGGCTGTAGTTCTCCTCCTCTACCCAGCTGCACATTCTCCAACCCTTCGATATCTACTATCAACCCGTCGGGCTTGGCTTTAGCAACAGCCTGTTGTATCTTCAAGTGAGTGAGCTGAAGCATATCAGCAAACCCAGTGATGCCGCCGACCATGCTCTTAGGCATCATACTCATCAGGTTGGTCGCAACAACAGAGTAGCTCAATCGAGCCTTGGAGATGTCGTATATATTCTTCGGTACGTTTGGCTTCTTCTCGTAGTTAAAGATCTTGCCGCACCCCATGATGTACTTACCCCCATAAACACACATGTTAGAGAGCTTATGAGGGGTTCTTTCGAACACAGAATTCTTTGACCCCTTGTACTCATCACCTTTGTAGTAAAACCCTACGTTCCCGTACTTACTCTGCTTTTCCTCGAAGTACACGTCGTCTATCGTCAAGAACTCAAAGTCCAAGACCTCTACTATATACTCCTCGTATCCGTACACCTCCCGTTGAAGAAAGTTGTCGTAGTACCTGTTGCTAAAGTTAGAGGTGCTGTTGGTGTACTTACCTTTAACCTTCATAGCCATCTCCTCGTACTCCTTATCCGTGAACTGCTCACCAGCTATACGCTTCAGCTCTTGTATGGTCATCTTCTTTACATGACCAGCGTATGACAGATCACCGAAGTTAGGGTCCTCAGTGTAGCTGTGTATAAACGTTGATGGGTCTACATACTCTTCTACTATACCGTGACTTGGGTCGTTCTGCCTTTTCACGACAGCCATACCAAGAGCAACCAGATCGTTTACACACCTTCTAAGCGTCGTCTCATCGAACTTGTTCCACTTAAGCGTCAGGTCAGCAGAAATCTGAGCAGCTATCTCAGCCTGTGTCTTTATGTTACTATCCATAAAGATCTCCACCTCCTCCAACGTGTCAGGAACCTCCTCAAGGTTGGTCTTGGTCTGAATCCCCATAGACTTCATCTGCTCGAAGAACTCCCTGTTCTCCACCTGCATCTTAATCTCCCTCTTCTTAGAGTCTTTTTCACTCGTAGACAACGGATCGACTGCTCTAACGTTGGGGTATAAGTTCTGAGAAAGTATCTTGTTGACAACGATCTTTACGAACTTAGGTACGATAGGAACTGGCGACCAGTCCAAGTTCAACAAAGTCCCGTCCCCATTGTTTGGATCTAAACTGGTAAGTATCTGCTTGTATACAGCGGTGTCCTGCGTTCCGTTAGCGTAGTCTCTGTTTTTCTGAAACTCTCGAAGTCTCTTCCTGTACACGCTGCCGTCGTCGTCTATCCTACCCCACTGATTTTCAATAGCCTTAGCGTACTGTAAACCATAGTCCTTCTCAGCTTTTTCAGCTGGTTTGGCTAAAGGGTTTGGGAACGTATTCGACTTTTTATTATTACTAGGCAACATATTTCTTCAGATGGTCGCTTGCGCAAATATAATGCATTGACAATCACACATTATATTTATACCTTCTGAAGAATTTCTTCTCATCGAAGTTGGTTTTTGGCTTAACATCTTTAAATTTCTGAGCTGCCAATAAAGCCAACCCAGAGCTGATTGTCAAGTCAAACTTTGTTCTCTTGTCTATCCTATAGCCTATCCAGTCCTCTAACGTCCTGTTGAAGTACATATTCCCCATCGTGTTGGTCTCTATGTTTTCACCAACGTGGGTGTGTATATACTGCTCTATAGCCTGGGCGTGGGCGTGTATTACGTCCTGAGAGTTAGAAGGTATGCCTTTGGTCTTTTCAGATATGTGAGGGTTAGATCCTGGAGGCTTCAAGTGCTTTGGCCTTTCCATCACATAACCATCAAAACCCCTTGACTCAAAGTACCTTACGATGCCGTACTTGTTGTTCTCTATAAGCAACGGGTAGCCGTAGAAAACAGCGCACATGAGCACATCCTCGTAGAAAATCTTGGCTATATCAGGACGCGCTGCGTACTCCACGACAAACATATTGCTCGGAAAGGACTCGGACATGCTGAACTTGTTGTACATATGCAAAGCCCCCTTAGAACCCCTACCATCTACAGTAGCGTCCAGATCATAGCTATCCACGCCGCCGCAGCCGAACTCTTCGTTACCAGGCCACCATCTCCCGTACTTGTAGTACTTGTTGTTCTGCTTCTCTGTTGGTGGCATCCATGAGACGTAGAACCTTCCCTGAGCATTCGGTGAGAAGATGACCCTATCGTCTTTCTTCTCCCACATAAAGCTCCCCCTGATGACAGGGTTTGTCTTCATATTGTTGTTGTAGTCTATCTGCTGATAGATCTTACCGACATTGAATATACTGCCCTGTACGCTATCCCTGAACGCCTCGTCCTCTGTCATAGGGAACTGCCTGATGACCTCATTGAGTTCAGAAGCATCGTGTTTCATAGCGTCGCGCTCGTTCATCAAGTACGACTTACTACCTATCTTAATGTACGTCCCGTCTAACGTCTTTATTGGCTTTGACGGATCGTCTACAATAGGATTTCCGTAAACATCGAAAAAACCCTCTAATGCTTCTGAAGCGGGAATGAACAGCCTGTACAATCCAGTCTTTGTTCTTCCATTAGCGTTGCGTTGTAGCGGATCGCTATCTTCCCACAGCTTCTTGTACTCCTCACCTCCTTTGTCCATAGGATTGACAGTACTACCGACCAACGCCTTGCCGACCACCGTTCTACCGACGATAAGACAGGTACGCTCAATGCGCCATGCCTCTCTTATGTCCGTTGGCTTCTCCCACTTACCCGCCTCGTCGAGGTACAGCAT